CTACAGTATATGATCAGGTTCTTGGTAAAAACGCTAAACGTCCATTCTTACACGTACGTTACAGAGCTTCTGAGACAGAAGACAGACGTTACAAGACTTGGATCACAGGTTCTGCAGGTGGAGCACAGACTTCTAGCTTAGATGCAATGGAGGTTCACTTCTTATCTGAGAGAGCTTTATGTACATTAGGAGCTAATAACTTCTTCTTGTTCACAAACTAGAATAAAAATAGTTAGGGATGCGGCGGTAATCGCCGCATTCTTTTTAATAAATTAAATCACATCAAATGAAAAATCAATCAGTACCAGTAGATAAGATCTACATTCTAAAGGGAGATACAACTCCACTTACTTACATGTTGTCATCAAGGAATACACGTAGAGCACCTCTACTTCACTTTGATGGAAAATCAAACAGGGCATTACGATATGCTATAAACCAGAAGACACCATTCGAAGAAGAACAGGACGGAAACTCTATACTAGAGCCAATTGTCTTTGTTGATGGTGCACTAATTGTTCCTAAAACAAATCCTGTGTTACAGGAGTTCTTATCTTTACATCCAGGTTATGGAGACATATTTGAGGAGGTAAACAATGAGAAGAATGCTGCAAGCGATATCGAATACTTTAATGCAGAACTAGACGCTTTATTAGCAGCTAGAGAGTTAAACATAGAGATGCTAGAGGCAGTATCTAGAGTATTATTAGGGGCAAACATCGAGAAGATGTCCACAGCAGAGCTTAAGAGAGACGTGTTTGTTTACGCTAAGTCGTACCCAACAGACTTCTTAAATATGCTTAATGACCCTATGTTAAAGTTACAGAATACCTGTGCTAAGTTCTTTGAGTACAATATAATTGTTATGAAGAATAAGGACAGAGACATCTACTTTAACTTACCACAAAACAAGAAGAAGATACTTACCGTTCCATACGGAGAGGATAAGAACTATATACTGGCATCATACCTTCAGACAGACGAAGGGATTGAGGTCTTAAAGTTATTAGAGAATAACATCAAGTAATTGAAATTAAACACTCCAAAATAAGGGGTGTTTTTTTTTGCTATCTTTGTAAAAAGTTTTTAGCATGATAGACTCAGTAAGAAATACGGTGCTCTCTGCTGTAAATAAAAATAATTTTGGCTATATAACACCAGATGATTTTAATTTATTTGCAAAGCAGGCACAGATAGATATATTTGAAGATTATTTCTACCAGTACAATACCTGGATAAATAAGATGAATAACAGACAGTCTGGGACTGGATATGCTGACATGATAAGATTAGCCGAGGACGTAATAGATAGCTTCTCTTCAACAGCTACTCTTGCCTATGCATCCAGTAAGTTTGCACTTCCTAGTGACTACTACTATATAAACACAATTAGGTACGGATCAAAGGAGGTAGACAGGGTTTCACAAGATAAGGCATTAAATCTTTTATCTTCAAACCTAACATCGCCGTCTACTCTTTATCCAGCATACACGCAGGAGGGTAACAATATAACTGTATATCCAAGCACGATTATAACCAATGTAAAGTCTCAGTACATAAGGATACCAAAGGACCCTAAGTGGACGTATGCAATGGTGAACGGTTCCCCTATATTTAACCAGAACAATGACTACCAGGACTTTGAGTTGCCACTTACTGACGAGCCTCTGCTTGTTGCTAAGATACTTATGTATGCTGGACTTTCAATAAGAGAGGCTGACGTGTACCAGTTTGGTAATGTTGAGCAGACTAATAATAAACAAACACAGGGATAATAATGGCATACTTAACTGGATATCAGTACTATGAGAATGAAGGAAACAATCCAGAGGGAGAGAACTGGGGATCCTATCAGTACACATCGTTGGATGATATTGTGAATAACTTCATGTTGATGTATGTTGGAAACGACAAGTTAATCAACAACGTGTCTAGATATAACGTACTGTTCCACGCAAAGAGAGGAATACAGGAGGTAAACTACGACGCACTTAAGGAGATAAAGGTCCTTGAGATAAGCATATGTGATGACCTTAAGTTCGTTCTACCAGACAACTACGTGAACTACGTAAGAATATCGCTATATAAAGACGGTGTTCTTCGTCCACTTACAGAGAACATTCAGACAAACTACAGCAACAGCTACCTTCAGGACAACAACTGTAGAGTACTGTTTGATCAGGACGGAGATGTTCTAGAGGGAACCTCTATAATGGACAACGACAGGATCACAAACCAGCAGCGAACAATGTACCCTGGTGACGGACCGTTCAGCGGAAGAGAGGGCTTCAACTACAACGGCATGTGGTACTTCGACTACCCTATAGGGTCTAGGTTTGGTCTTAACACTGAGACTGCCAACATAAACCCTACATACAGAATAGACAAGAAGTCTGGAGTCATAAACTTTGGATCAGGGATGGCTGGAGAGCTTTGTATCCTTGAGTACGTGTCAGATGGTATGGAGGAGGGAGACGACTCTAAGGTGAGCATAAACAAGATGGCCGAGGAGTTCCTGTACGCACACATAAAGTACCAGATACTGTCATCTAAGTTAGGTGTTCAGGAGTACGTTGTACAGAGAGCAAAGAAGGAAAGAACAGCTATACTAAGGAATACTAGAATTAGATTAGGAAACATTCACCCAGGTAGACTCCTTATGAACATGAGGGGTAAAGATAAATGGATTAAATAGGTATGGCAAATACACTAGAGACAGCTGAGGCATTATTCTACGCTGGAAGAATGAATAAGGACCTTGACGAGAGATTCATTAAACAAGGGGAGTATATCGATGCCTTGAATATAAGGATTGGATCTTCAGAGCTTGGTTCAACAACGAACTCAGATCTAGGAAGTGCTGGTGCTATAGAGAACACTAAGGGTAACACTAAACTTACTGACATACAGTACGTTAGTGAGGACGCTAAGTGTATTGGAGCTTTTGAGGACGGGACCAATGAGACCATATACTGGTTTGTAGCTTCTGAAGATGCTGATGTTGTTGTGTCTTACAATGTAAATAATAGCTCTACACTGTATCATCTAGTTGGAGATCTAAACTTTGATAGTAAGTACCTTATAAATGGCATAAATAAGATTGACGACTTATTATTTTGGACGGACAACCTAAATCCTCCAAGAAGAATTAATGTAACAAAAACTTACACAAACTTTGATGAGAGTGACATATCTGTTATAGTTGCACCTCCAATGAGCGCACCACTAGTTTCTCTATATAATACTCCAGATGAGGAGAACTATATACTAGATAAGTTTATATCATTCTCATACAGATACAAGTACGACAACGGTGAGTACAGCGCGTTATCTCAGTTTGCAGACATAGCGTTTGAGCCAGGAGAGTTTGAGTTAGATTACACTAACTTTACTAATGTAGGTATGACAAACTCGTTTAATTCTGTGCTAATAGAGTTTAACACTGGACCAAGACAGGTTGTAGGAATTGACGTGTGTTTTAAGATTTCAGATTCAAATATAATAAATGTTGTAGAGAAGTTTGACAAGAGAAAGGAGGGATGGTATGACAACGATCCAAATCAGTCTCTTACATTTACAAATAGAAAGATATATACTACACTTCTAGAGAGCGAACTGCTTAGATTATACGATAATGTTCCTAGGACAGCAAAGGCACAGACATCTATCGGTAACAGGATAATGTATGCCAACTATGTTGACGGTTATAATGTTGGAGAGATTGACTACTCACTAGAAGTTATAAGTAGCGATCCAGAGGATAACTCGCTTCCAGTTACTTATACTGATGGAATACCGTATACAATAGATCCTGATTCAGAACCACTAACTATATCAGGTTCAAATATAGATATAGACTTTACGGGTTATTTATTAAAGAAGAACTTTGTACTATCAATAGACTTTAACATAATAAGCAACTCTTACTCTGGAGATGAGAACTTTAACGACGTTCCAGACTCTCCAGGTCCTGGAGCTTCAAATAATTTCTCGTATACTTTTACTTTCTTATTACAAAAAGATTATGGATCAGTATATGAACTAGCTAATAGCCAGGAGTTCATTGACGCTGTGTCTACACATAAGCCATACGCTGATGCAAATCCTCCTTTATCTCTTACAGATGCCTTTAATGCTGATAAGGTTGGAAAACCAGCAGATTCAGTAACAGGTTATGGAGAGTGGCTTGATATAAATAGCGGTATAACTGATGTAGATGGATCATTCTTAATTAGGTCTTTAGTAGGCAGCAACATACTTGGAATACAGTGTCCTGCGGTTAAGTTTAGTACTGAGTTTCCAGCAGAGTCTGGAACTTTTCTATACGGTTATCAGTACTTTAGTAATTCAATTACTGACGTATATTTAACAGAGTTAGGAGCTAAAAAGAGTCTTCATAGTAATAGGGATTATGAGGTTGCTATTGTGTATATGGATGATTATTTGAGGAGTTCTACCGCACTTGTAGATACGGAGAATACTGTGTTTATAAATGCTTCAAAATCAGCTAACATAAATAATATTAGGGTAACGCTAAATAGTCTTCCTCCAGAGTGGGCTACAAAGTATAAGTTTGTACTTAAACAGTCTCTGTCTTCTTATGAGACAGTATACACTAACCTTTTCTTTAAGGATGACCAGGGTAACACATGGTTTAGGTTAGAGGGAGATAATAGACAAAAAGTTTCTGAAAATCAAACTCTTATAGTTAAGAAGGACAGCATTGGAATTGTCTCTAATTTAGTTAATACTACTGTATTAGAGTTGGTTTCAAAGACAGAGGACTTTATAAGTAATAACGAGAATGAAAATGGAGACTTAATAACTGAACCAGCTGGTCTGTACATGAGACTTAGACCATCTGGATTTACAGCAGAGTATGATCCTAACTCGTTTAGATATGACGGTATTAAAACTGAAAAGAACTATGCCACATATTATTTTGATGAACTAAATCCAGCGTTTGATCCAAATGCTACAATTGATCCAGACAATAGAAAGTATAGACCATTTAAGGTTCCAGCAGGAAGTCAGATTAAGTTTATAATTCGTATGGCCAGAGACGGTTCTGGAAACAGGTGTGACGACTTTAGTTATAACTACGAAAAGACATTTATAGCTAATCAAGACTATGAAAATATGTTTCAGTGGTACCTTGACCAGGGAGTAAACTTTGATGATGGGATATTTGGAGGTGATAATGAATATCCTGTAAACACACAGTTTTATACATTCAAAGACTATGACGTGAATATGGGTCCTTTGTATGGAGAGATGGTTAGTAATTACTTCTTTCAGGCTGAGAACGCATCTGATGGAGATATAGATATAGTTCCTGATCAGGGAAGGCTTAGATTCAGAGCTACAACTGGTATTCCTTGCTGTAGATGTGATGATATTATTCCTATCAACAGAAAGTTTTCTAGGGTAACATTAGATATAACTGTACAGACTGGATCTGGTATGCTTATATTTGAGACACAGCCAGAGCCTTCTAACGGTGAGATATACTACGAGAATAGTCAGAGCTTTGATATCGCCAAAATTGGCGAGTCTTTGTACCATAATGGAAATATTCAGAATCAGGATGCAACACAACCTGCTGTAATTGACCTAGAGTTCTTCAACTGCTTCACGTTTGGTAATGGTGCAGAGAGTTACAAGATAGGAGACTCATTAACAGGAGCTCCATTCTACTTAGGTAGCAGGGTTACTGCTGTTTCACAGGAGGATTTCAAAGAAGCTGACAGGTACGCAACTATAACATACAGCGGTATATATAACGCAGAGACAAACCTAAACAAGTTAAATGAGTTTAACCTTGCTCTTGTAAACTGGAAGGACTGCGAGAAGTCTTTCGGTCCAATCAATGTACTTCACGCAAGAAGAACGGACGTTCTTGTATTACAGGAGGATAAGATTTCAAATGTGCTTGTTGGTAAGAACTTATTATCTGACGCTGCTGGAGGAGGCGCTGTAACATCTAATCTAGAAGTGCTTGGAACTCAGATAGCTAGGATAGAGGAGTACGGAATAAGTAGCAACCCAGAGAGCTTTATTGTTAACGGATACGATTCCTACTTTACAGATACTAAGAGAAACGCAGTGTTAAACCTAAAAGGTGAGGATCTTACTCCTATATCTAGTCTAGGTATGACAAACTGGTTTAGGTCTCAGTTCAAGGACAGGGTTGGATACCAGAACATTGGAGGTTACGACCCGTATATGAAGGAGTACGTCTTATCTCTTAATAATAATCCACTACCTTCAGATCCTATACTATATAGCTGTGGTGTAAATATATCTCAGTATAATTTTATTGGAACAAACACGTTTGATGTTGAGCTTGATAATGTGTTAGGTGATGTGGTTATTGACTACAACTTTCACTCTGGAGGTGCTGATATATTAGTGGTGTATGACGGAAGTAATGTTATAAATGAGGCTATAACTGGAGTTGGATCTAATTCATTCTACAAGTCATCACTAAATCCTACAACTATAACTGTAACAATTAGTACAGAAATTGCTAGTAGTTATGATATAGTTATAAGCTGCCCAGAGACTCAGGAGATAACAGTTGTTAGGGTTGTTCTTAACTCTGTTGATAACTTAGGGGAGACAATACATAACAAGTACAACTGGACACTTGATTCTATTCCTAGTGCCTACAGTACAGACTTCATAACTATGGAGGCTGACGGTGTGTCACTATACGACTCTAATACTGGAATGTCTTCACGTGGACTACTTCCTGCGTTTGGAAGCACGGTTAAGATGAGTTCTAATAAGCTTACAGATGACACGTTTGTGTTTGATGACAATAGATTCAAGTACCTAGTATCTGACACGTTGTACACAGAGGCTGAGATTGGTTTATTACGAGGAGAACTTCTTATTCCTACTAATCCTATTGTAAGTCCTTCTACTGGAAACTACGAGACTAGTTTTGTGTATGACAATCCAAGTGGGCATCAGTACCTTTACCTAGTTTGGGACTACTCAACGAGCAGAGCTATAAATCTATGTTATGACGAAACATCTATATATGAAGCCTGCGACTGTGATTTACCAGACTATGAACTAGTAGACTACTCAGCAACAGATTATTCAGTAACAATTTAAAAAATAAAAAATGGCAACAAGAGCAGCTTTAACAGCATTAATAGAAACAAATTTAGAGTCTGGTACTAGTATTACAGCTACAGAACACAGAGAGGTTGAGCAGGCCATTGTAGACTCCTCAGTTCCTTATAATGTAGGGTATTTTAATTTAGGAGATGTAGTAAGCTCAACTGGACCTTTATCAGTATATGGAGCATTAAGTGCAACCGCTTTTAGTGTAGATAGCACATCTAAGATAGTGGTTGTTTTTAATACTGCAACACAAATGCCGAATGCAAATTATTATGTTAGGTTATTTGTTCAGGGGCTTCATACTACTACATCTCAATGGAAAGATGCTTGTATTTTAACGCCAATATTTATAAATCCAACTACATCTCAATTTGAAGTTTGGATTAGAGAAAGTCAGCCAATAGATCAAAACATAAGAATTTATTTCGAAGCAGTACCTTTATGAACGTATATATAGACTCAGAAAATTTTTCAACGGCAACTACAGTTTATCTTGATAGTTTGCTATCAGAGGTGGCTCCAGATGGGTACTACTCTGATAATATAGATTATAGAAGACAGGTGGATGGTAAGTTAACTGACATAGTTACGTGTCCAGTGATAACATCGTACTGTGTAAACTGGACAGCAGCAAATGAAGGAAACATAAAGATGTCTACTCAAGGCTATATTGATTTTACAGGAATATTAGCTGGTAGAACTATAGAGCCTGGACCTTTGTCTGCAGGAACAATTACTGGATATATAATTGCAGGAGTTGGAACAATTAGTTGTTCTATTCCTATGACATTTACAACATCTCAAGCACAGTGGGATACAGATTCACTCCCTGTAGTTACGGATAAGGTGTTGACCTCTCTTATATATACTGTTGAGGTGGTATTTGATGACGCTAGCGAGTATTTAATAGCTGATGGGCAAACAAATGCTGTTGTAATACCTGGACAATTAACATCAGAATATAATAACTGCATATGACACTAGCATACAGCGACGCATCTCAGGGATGGACATCATTCTTCTCTTACATACCAGAGAAGATGATAGGCATGAACAGCTACTTCTACTCTTTTAAGGGTGGGAACCTGTGGAGACATAATACAAATGATGAAAGAAATAACTTTTATGATGAACAGTTTACCTCAACAGTGACTGGTGTATTCAACTTAGAGCCAAATGTTGTGAAGAACTTCAACACGTTTGTAACTAACGACGATAACCCTTGGGACTGTACGTTCTACACGGACCTTTCTAATGGAACCGCTGCTGCGTCTCAGTTCGTTGAGAAGGAGGGTGGATACTTTGCGTATATACGTGGGGCATCAAATAACAACGACCCTAGGCTGAGATCTAACCACGGTATTGGAGTTCCAGTGTCTGTGGTTTCAAATAATCCAGCAGCTGTTGTTGTTACATTTGCAGGAGAAATAGGCAGCATTATAAGTACAGGTAGTGACATATATGCTGGAGCGATAGTGTCTAATGTAGTTGGATCAACTAGATTTATAGGGGTTATAGTTTCAAGGACTAGCAACTCTATAACAGTGAACACATCTGTTTTAGGAGGAAGCCTTCCACTTGTGACAGACCTAGTTCTGTGCTCTAAGAACCTACAAGCAGAGTCTTATGGTCTTAGGGGATACTTCATGCAGTTTGAGTTAGAGAACACAGCAACAAGTAGGGTTCAGTTGTATAACGTGCAGTCTAGTATTTTCAAAAGTTATCCTTAAAAATTCACTACCTTTGCAGTATGTATATACGAAAGTTAGAGCATAGCGACTACGACGAGATACTAACCAAGTGGTGGAAGGACTGGAGATGGTCTGTACCACCAAGGGACTTCTTACCAGATGACGCTACAGGAGGACTTATTGCATATGACGGAGACGTTCCAGTATGTGCTGGATTTATATACATGAGCAACTCTAAACTTGGATGGGTAGAGTTTGTAGTTTCAAATAGAGACTACAGAAATAAAGAGAACAGGAAACTGTATTTATCTACTCTTATAGATTCTTTAGGAAATATATTAAAGAACGCAGGCGCTAAATACACTTACGTGTCTCTAAAGAACGAGAGTCTTATAAATATATACGAGGAACTTGGATATGTAAAAGGGTCCAAGGGATGTTTTGAAATGATAAAAATATTATAGAATGGCAATAGCAACAATGACAGCTGGAACGGCAGCACTTATAAGCGCAGGTGTAGCAGCAGCAGGAACAGCAGCGTCAGTAGGTATGAACCTATCGGCAGCGGCCAAGCAGTCAAAGGCTCAGTCTGCCGCAGAGCAGGCGGCTAGTGAGGCTGCAGCAAAGGCAGAGGCATCATATCAACAAGAGTTTGCAGGTGGCGTACAGCTACCTATGGAGGCATACCAGCAGGCTGGAAGAGAGGGAACAGCGCAACAGATGCAGGCCTTACAAGCCTTGCAGGAGGCTGACACACGTTCACTTGCAGCAGGTGTTGGAAAGGTTCAGGCGGCAGCCACAGAGGCTCAGGCTGGAATAACAGATCAAATGAGACAGGACCTTTTTGCGTTAGAGTCTACCCAGATGAAGGAGAAGATGGCAAACAGGGACGCTATCGCTAAGATGAACCAGGAACGTGCTATGGGTGCACAGGCTGCTGCAGCAAATGCAGAGGTTGCTAAGACAAGGGCTTATGGAAATATTGGACAGAGTATAACATCTCTTGGAGGAATGGCGTTACAGGCTGCTCCTTTGTATGGGACTGGTGGTGCAACAGCTACAAGTGCTTTTTCTAACAACCCTGCTAATACTCAACTACCTTCTACATTAAGTGGATTTACAAATACTACTCCTAGCGCATTTAATCCACCTCAAGTGCCAGGTCTTACATCTCCATCTGTATTATCTAGTGGATTTGATTTGAATAAGTTTAATCAACAAAATTTAGATCAGTTTAAACAAAATAACTATATGGATAATTGGCTTCAACAGCAACAAAACAAAGGTTTATAAATGGAATACTACGGATATAAGGACAGAGGTGAGGCAGGAACTCCTATAGTTGACTGGGGTAAGATTGCAAGCGACCTAACAGAGAAGCTAACCACAGTTGAGGCTGGCAGGGAGGCAAAGCGTAAGGAGATCGATGAGGTAACCCAGGGATTTGTTAACGAGATAAATGCTGTAGATGCTGGTCACAGCCAGTCTATGGGCACGTTCATTCAGGACTCGGCAAACTCTACTAAGCAGTACACACTACTACAACAGAAGCTACTAAAACAGGGTAAGATAGATCCTAACCAGTACAAGATGAACCTTCAGAACCAGAAGGACTCCTGGACATCATTCACTAATGTTACAAAGAACTGGAACGCTAACTACGACAGGTTTGTGGATATGCAGGCTAAGGGATTGGTTGGACAGCAGGCAGCTGATCAGATGGAGCTTCTAGGTAATATGCAGAACTTCCAGAACAAGAAGTCATTCATTGACCCAGCAAGTGGTAATCTATACGTTGCCGAGTATGACAAGAATGGAAACATAGATACCACAAAGTTTCAACCACAGAGTGCAACTGGTCTGTTCAAGATTATGGGAGATATCCCTGTAAAGGTGAACGTAACCGCTGAGGTTGCTAAGAACAATAAGATAGCGGATTTCAAGAAGGTTGTTGGTAACAGAAGTATATCAGATCCAACCATTAGACCAGAGTATGAAAAAATGTCTGACCAGATTGCTAACAGCGTACTATCTACAGACAGATCAATTGGAAGCGTTCTTATGGACACTGTGGGTGGATATACTACAACATATCAACCAGATCCTAGCAAGTATACAGCTGAAGAAAAAGCAGCCGATAAGGCAGGAAAACTGATTATATACAAGAGGGATGGAACTGGGAACTATAACCCAGGTGACTTTACACCAGCACAGATTGAGGAGGCTAAGAAGGCTGTAAAGGACAACCTAAGGTCACAGCTTGGGTACGAGTCTGAAGTAATCAAGACCACAGGTGGTGGAGGTGGATCTGGAGGAGGACCTACTTGGTTACAGCAACAGAACTGGCAATCTAAACAACCTATTATTGGAGAGGTAGTTAAAGATGTTCGTGGATACAAAGGTAAGAATGTAGTTGCAATTGATAATGCAGCATTTCCAATAGGTAAGACTGGAGATTATAAAAATATTAGAGAGATAGGTTACTCTCCAAAACTTGGAAAGACATATATAAAGTATGACATGTATACTAAGGTACAGAATCCAGATGATTTTACTAGCGGTATAAAAAAGGGTGAGGTTGTGATTGAAGATGGAGATCCTGAATTTTCTACTACATTAACACGATTAGGATTAGTAAGAAGTCAACTTCAAGTATTAAAACCAGGAAGTAATACTACAACTTCAGTACCTACAGCAACAAGAGCTGATTGGAAGGCATCTGGATGGACAGATCAACAAATAAATCAAGGAGTTAAAGAAGGTAAAATAAAAGTAAAATAATATATGAAATTACCAAGTCCAGATCAAGTATTAGGAAATAAAAATACACTACCTAGCCCAAGTGATGTACTAGGAACAGTAAAAAAAAAAGTAGCTTCAAAGCCTCGTTCTCAAGAGGAACTGTGGGGATCAGAATCACAACCTCAAGATCTGTATACTTCTTTGGTTACAGGCGCACAGGAACCTCAACAGGAATCGGATGGTTTAGGTGGGCCGCCTAAAAAGTCAGGAGCAGACAATCGTATATCTCAGAGTTTAAGTAAGATAAATAAAGGTCTTATGAATGACACTGAGGAAAATGTTGTTGCTCAGTTATCAAAAGATCAAACTTTTAAAAACTTAGGGTTTTCATTTGAAGAGTCAGGATGGAGTGGAGACTATGTTACTGTTACTGCTCCTAATAAAAAAACAAAAGAAATTTCATTAGATAATTTTTTAGATAGCAAGTCTGCTGCACAATCAGTAGAACTACAAAACTTTATAAAGCAGAACACTACAAAAGAAAAGCGTGCAGAACTTGAACAAATTTCTCAAATAGAAGACTCTAATATTCAAAAACTACAGTCTGAAAAGAAAAAATTTGGGCAAGAATTTGATCTAGGACTAGCTAAAGGTTTTGACAAAAAAAACAGTAAATATTTAAACGATAAACTACAAACTGTTAACTCTAAGTTGATCAATCAAAATGAAGAATATGTTGTTCCTCAAATGAATTATCAGTTTGGAGATTTAGGATTCAAATTTGAAGAGTCAGGAGCCACAGGAGACTGGATGATTGCTACTGCTCCTAATGGAAAAAAAATGGAAATTTCTTTAGATCCACTTATGAGCTCTAAAGCAGTTTCTGAATCTGCAAAGTTACAACAATTTATAAGAGATAACACTCCTAATAAGGGGTTATATGTTATTGAAAAAACAGCTTCAGATGAAAATCAAAAGATAAACTCTCAAAAAGATGTTGATACATCTATTAAAAGAATATCAGACGAAGCAAACTCGCTAAACACCGAATTAAAGGCTTTCCTTTCAAGAAAAAATGCGTTAGAAACTACTTTTGAAAAAGGGAGTGAAGGTTATAATCAACTGCAAGCACAATTAATTACCGAGAGGGATGCTTTAATTCAAAAACAAAGCAATTTAAAAACAAAAGAGGTTCTTCTAAAAAAATCAGTTGGTAAATATACATCTATGAAATCTGAACAAGGTACTTGGTTAGCAGGTACTTGGAATGCTTTAATGGACGCCTCTGCTTCAGGAACAGCAGGATTTGTTGATATGATGATTGATATTGGTGCAGAAATAACACCGAACGAAATGATGATGAGTCCTAAAGATTTAAAAAATAGCTCATTAGGTATTTCAAAAAAATTAGGCATCAAACCTCCGTCAGTAAGTCAAACATATGCTCAATGGAAAGAATCGTTGACAGAAGACCAAAAAGATTCAGTTGAAGATGAGATGGATGATATTATAAAGAAGAGCATGAAGAAAGATGCAATTCCTATCATTAGAAAAGGTAATAGAGAAGTTTTTGGAAGCTCTACTGCTACACCTGAATGGGATCAATTAAAATCAGAAGGTTTTTGGGGAGGTGCTTATCTTGGGCTTGTAAAAACAGCACCTGCACTTATAGGTGGATCTGGACCAGCTGGTTGGGCACAAAGAACAGCTCAGATGTATGCACTTGTTAGTGATGGAATTAGACAGGAGATGGATAAAAACCCTGAATTTGATAACGTATCTGAAAACCAAAAACTTGCAGTAGTTTTGCCAGTAGGTATTACAGGAGCTATATTAGAAGAGTTTGGTTTAAAAAATATAAAAGGAAGTACTGGTTTAATAAATAAAATAGCAATGAGTGCTCTTGGAAAAGCTGGCACACGAACTACTGCTAAGACATTTAGAGAACTAGTAGAGAATGAAGTTGAAAGTGGTTTAGCTAGAGGACTTCTTACTATTGGATCAGCAGGTCTTGCTGAGTTTGAATCTGGAGCTCTTCAAACAGCTACTGAATTAGGTATTAAAGAAATTTATAACCAAGTAACAGATAAAAAAATGTTTGAAACTCCTGAAACAATAGGAGAGTGGGTTAACGACATTGCTATTGCAGGTGCTCAAGAAGCTGTTGGAGGTTTTGTATTAGGTATGCCTACTGCTATAAGTGCTGCTTATTCTGAGAAAGGTTTTTTAAAAATGAGTGACGATAATTTTAGAATATTTGAAGCTGCTGCAAATGACGATAATATTCAAAAAGCATTTATAACTAATTTAAAAACTCAAATAACTCAAGGTATAATTACCACTGCTGAGGCTAAAGAACAATTAAACAACTATCGTAATTCAGTTGGTTTGTTTAAATCTTTACCTGAAGGTTTAAATACTCAACAGAAAAAAGAAGCTATGAATCTTTTAAAAGAAAAGAGAGATTTACAGAATCAAGTTGATGGAAAAGATCCTTCTTTAGTAAAAAAATTAACTGATAGAATAACTGCTATAGATGCGTCTCTTATATCAATATCTGAATCCACTGTTACAGATGAAAATGCTGCTGAAGCAGTAGAAGAGATAACTCCAGCAGTAGAAGAACCTGCAGTAAAACCATCAGGGCAGAAGGTAACAGATGTTATAAACAGACCTGCCACCCTTGAGTCACAGGCTGGTGTTAAGCTAGAGACTCCTATCGATGGTGACGTGTACCAGGAGGGTCAGAGGGTTATATTCGAGGACAAGAACAAAAAAGTATACGACCTTGGAAATATCGATGAGATATCTGACAAGACCGTAGAGGAACTAGGAATTAAGCCACAGGAGGAGATGGTAAGCGTCACTCCAGAGGGTAAGGTTAAGGTAGGAGAGAACGAGTGGAACATGCAGTCTGAGTTGCCTAACTATGGTATCGAGTACGACAGCGACGGGAACGTAAAGGCTGTATCCCTAAAGGATGACGCTGGAAAGACCGTGATGTACGAGGGACAGGTTGCTGAAGACGCTGCGTATCAGGTCCTACTAAAGCAGACCGAGACACCAGAACAGAGACAAGCTATAAACGAAATATTAGAAAACGATGAAGAACTCAATCGACAACTTAGAGAGGCTGAAGAAGCTGCCAAAGCAGCAGCAGTTGAAGTTACTGAGCCAGGTGCTCCAAAAACTCAAGCAGAACAGTACTCCGAAGAGCTAGACAAGACCAAGGAGTCTGATCCAGAGGCCTACTGGTCCGTAAGTCCAGTCTCAGCTGCAGATGCTGCCAAGGGAACTATTATAGATACACCTGATGGTGCAGCTATAGTTAAGCCTGACGGTGACATCGCTGGTCTGTTCAAGAAGGCCACATCAAAGGCCAAGGGTGTTGCACAGGACCTACTAAAGAGAGCTGTAGCCGCTGGCGGTAAGAAGCTGGATAATTTTGATGGATACCTAACAAAACAGTACGAGAAGGCTGGATTCAGAATAGTCTCTAGAGTTCCTTTCAATGAGGAGTACGCTCCTCCAGGATGGAACAAGGAGATACACGGAACACCAGATGTGGTTGCAATGGTCTACGATCCAGAGGGTAAGCTAGACATAGAGGAGAAGACGTTCGACGACTACGACGAGGCTATGGCTTACAGAGACTCGCTGCTTGAGCCGTCAATCGATGTGGAGCTTGAGGGCCTAGCAAAGTTATTTGATGAGAGTGACAAGGGCTTTAGAATATCACAGGTTGACAAGGCCAAGGAGGCTCTAAAGAGAATCCTTCCTGGTGTTGAGTTTATTGTTCACGAGACTAACGAGGCATATAAGAAGGCTACAGGAGAGTCAGGTTCTGGTGGTATGTATATATATCGTCCAAAAACAGATAAAAAACCTGCTTCTAGAGTTATACATATAAATAAACAGAAGGCCAACGGTAGGACTGTTGCTCACGAGGTGTTCCATGCTGTGATCCTAGACAAGATAAAGGGTGACAAGGCCGTTCAGGAGATAACCGCCCGTATGGTTGACGCTGTCTACAAGACTGCAAGTCCAGAGCTAAGGGCTGAGCTGGACGCGTTCGCTGCAAGGTACACAGACAAGACTATCAGGGATGAGGAGAGACTTGCAGAGTTAATCGGTATCATAGCTGATGGGTATCCAAAGATGTCTCAGATTAACAAGGGTATTGTTAAGAGATGGCTAGAGGCACTGGCTAAGATGTTTGGACGTAAGCCATTCACAGACAATGAGGTAATTGATTTGCTCAACACACTAGCTGGAAAGATATCCACTGGTGAGGTTATTAGTGAGGAGGATGTTAAGATTATAAAACCAACAAAAGTAGATTCAAAAGGAAACTTACCAGAACCTACTGAAAAATCCAAAAATAATTTAAAAGCAAAAAGATCTCAGTTAACTGATGATACAAAATCAAAAGTAAAAATAGGAAGTATTGTAAGTACTAGAACTCCTGATACTGAAGGAATACATAAAACTAGTGATAGTATTGTAGATTTAAAATCATTAGAAAAGGATGATGCATTAGTTATAAAAATAGCTAAAGAATTATCCAGTTATGGATTATCAAAAATAGAAGAGGTAAATAATATTAATGATGCAAGAAATTTAATACAAGACTTTAAAAAATCTGTAAAGGATAATCTTAGGTTTTTACATGATAGTTTTGGAAAAGAAGTAAGAGATGTAGCTAAGTTATGGTATGATGGAGCTAATAAAATATCTAATGAAATAGCTGATAAATACGATTATTCAACAGATCAAGTTGCAGGAGTAATGGCTGTTCTTAGTCCACAGATGGACTGGTTTAGAAACTTGTCTCTTGGTAAAAGAGTTATAGATATATATAAAAATCAACAAGATACATTATTTGATTCTAAGATGAAGTCTTGGGTTGAAAATTCATCCAGTGGTACAGGTAAAAATAAAAAACCTTTACTTCCTGATTCAAAAGATATTATAAAAAGAGTTGATGGCAAAAAATTATCAGAACTTGATATAAAAGATAAGGCAATATTTATAAGGGCTTATGATGAAATGTATAATTCTAAAAACTATGAAAACATTTCTCCAAATGGAGAGATAAATGGATTAGTTAGAAATAAGAACGGATCTCCTGGAGCATGTGGATGGGGAGCTTTTCCTACTATAGAAAAATCAATATCTATACTAGAGGATGGATCTATAGAAAATATATCTAAAAATCTTGGAAATATGCACAAGGTTAGAAACTTTTTCAATAATATATCTAATCCTAACGATCCTAATGCAGTAACTATAGATACACATGCTGTGGCTGCTGGATTATTATTGCCATTATCTGGATCATCAAAAGAAGTATTATATAATTTTGGAGGAGCATCTAGTAAGTCAACTGGATCCAAAGGTTCTTATGCTGTATATGCAGATGCTTATAGAGAACTTGCTAAAGAACTAAAAATACTTCCTAGAGAATTACAATCTATAACATGGGAGGCTGTTAGAGGTTTATTTAAAGCTGATTTTAAAGCAAATAAATCAAATGAGGAGAATGTAAAAAAAGTATGGTCTAAGTATAAAAATGGAGAGATAAGTATTGATAAGGCTCATTCAGATATTAATGATTTGGCTGGAGGAATTAGTAAACCAGTATGGTATGAATATGTTGCTGATGATAATGTAAAATCATTAGATGAAAATTCAGCAGCTATGGATCAGGCAAATGAAGATTTATCAGAACCAACAACTATAAAACGCTCACAGTTAACAGATGATGGAGTAACTATAAATGCTAAGAGCAATACATCTTACACTGTAACTGACAACGGAAATGTTGTAGGCAGTATGCAACTTACTAGTAATAAGGAACTTGGAAAAGGGTACCTGTCTGTAGATTTATCTAAACTTAACGAGAAGTATATTGGTAAAGGGATTGGATTGGAACTATATAGAACTGTTGCTAATAAACTTAAAGATAAGGGAATAGTTCTTACGTCTTCTATGTTCAGAAACGAGAAGTCAGACAGGGTTTGGAAGTCACTAGAGAAGTCTGGTGAGGCTGTTGAAATATATAGTGATCCAAAACTAAAGAGAACTGTATACGCACTTGTTAATCCAGAGGTTAGAAGATCACAGAAGGTAGAGTGGGAGGAATCTAAGTTAGGAAAGGGTGACAAGGCTATAACAGATAGACAGCCAGTACTTCAGAATGCTGCTGAGAGGTACGCAAACAAGGAGATAAGTTACGAAGAGTACCTAAAGATCAAGGATGTAACAAGTCCTATCAAGCCTATAACTGACTTTATAGAGCCAGCTAAGGAGGAGGATATTAGGTTTGCAGTTGGTATAAATGCAGAGGGAAAGACTAACTTGAAATTTGATAAGGGAACACTTCTTGGTCTTAGACTAGATATAAATGCATACATAAATAAGAATATATGGGCTATAACAATACATGCGCCAGGTAAAGGAAAGGTGCTATCTTATAATAATGTAGCTAGACTAAAGAATGTAACATTTGGATCTAATGCTAAGGACGCACTAAACATAGCAAGACACAAGATAAACAAGGCTACTATTGCTAGGATGCATGGAGAGTGGATACCTATAGAGGGAAATACTAGCGAGGAGAAGGGTAAGAGCGCTATGAAGTTTGTTGAGTCTATCGTTAATAATCCAGAGTGGTCTCAGGTTGGAATGAACCCGTTCAGACACTCATGGTTCTATGACAGAGCTGACGGTAAACCAGTTCTTGCTGCTGATGAACTTATCCAGATTGGTGGTCTAGTGTATGCAAAGAATGTAGTGAAGACTACACCATACGACAAGGCGTTTGAGTTCTTGGATCAGGAGGGAGACGTTATGAGATTCCAAGAAGCTAAAGGAATAGACGAGATTGTTAGGATAGCCAAGGAGGCAAAGTACTCTGACGCTGCTATATCCGCATTCCTTAAGGCTAAGGGCTTCTCTGATGCAGAGATAACTAGTGCTCTTGCTACTGATAGACCATCTGTAAATAAGATATACGAAGACAGTAAGAAGGCTATAGATGACAAGAAAAGAAGGGTATCTATAAAGGATCTTGCTCCGTTCCTTAGGAAGTCACTTCTTGACAGACAGGCTTACATAAAGAGAGTAATAAACAGGATAGACAACAAGTCTGCTAAGAAGGCTTACGACCTACTTGTAACAAAGGCTGGGGCATCTGCACTTGCATCTGAAAGATTTAAGCGTGCAGAGAAGAAGATATACGGAGGACTAAGTTCTGAGGATGTGAGCACACTTGACAAGATTATATATGCCAAGAGGATGGTTGCAGTTAACGAGAGCAGAGCCAAGCTAGGTCTTGAACCATACAAGGGTATGGACGGGTACTCGATAGATGATGCCAATAGAGATCTTGCAGACTTTAAGAACTCGCTAGGAGATAAGAAATTCAATGATCTGAGTAACAGAGCTACGGAATACTTTGATGTATTTAAGTTAAACCTTAAGAAGCTGTACGAGTCTGGTAGAATTAGTGAGGAGACCTATGAGTCTCTAAAGGATACCGAGTACTCTCCAATAAAAACCATCAAGTACATCATAGGTGACAACCTAAGCGTTGACGAGATAGACACCCAGGCAAAGTCATTGGGTATATCTAGAAACGATATAATGAAGTTGTCTGACAACAATGAGAACGAAATAATATTGGACTCTAAGTGGCTTCTTGCTATGAGTATAAATAGCGTAGAGGGTAGAGCATTTGAGAACAACATGCTGAGAGAGTTTGACAAGGCCATAAAGGAAGCAACTCCAGAGGAGAAGAAGGCATTTGAGGATATAATACTTGACAACCCAGTTGTAGGTACTAAGAAGGATGGTGGTTTGAAGTACAAGTACGACGACACTAGGTTGCCAGTTGGATACACTAAGGTGTCATACTTCAATGACGGTAACAAGGTGGAGATTGTACTTAAGGATCAGTACGCAAAGCAACTTCTTGACGTAAAGAATAAGAACAAGGCACTAGAGACACTAGGTAAACTAACTGGAACTAAGATACTTAGATTCTTTGCTACTGGTGGAAACCCGTTGTTTATTATTGGTAACACCGCTGTCGATTTCCAGAACATCGCGTTCTTCTCTGACGTGTACTCTAAGTTCAAGCCTATGGCCACAGCTCAGTTGGCCAGAGACTATACCAAGAACTTTGTAAAGAAACTGTTTGTCTCTAACGAGTACAACAAGATATTTAACGAGTACATAAACCACGGTGGTGCGTTAGACTATATGGCCAGTGATGGTCTTAGATCTCTAGAGTCAATGAACCCAGTTAAGGGGGTTACCAAGGCAGTTCAGAAGGGTCTTATTGCGTACGGAAGGGCTATGTCATTACTTGGTGAGACATCAGAGGTTGCGTTTAGACTGTCTGTGTTCCAGAAGGTTAAGGAGGACTCTATAAAAGAGTTTAAGAAAGAGAACAACAGAGAACCAAACGCGCAGGAGCTTGATGACATCATGTGGAACGCTGGAAGACAGTCTAGAGAGACTATGGACTTTAGTCAGGGAGGCGATGTAGCTAAGAACATAGATGCTGTGTTCCCTTACTTTAACGCTGCGCTTCAGGGTATAAGAAGACCAATAGACTTTGCTAAGAAGGATCCTGTTGGGTTCTCAAGCAGCGTGCTTCAGTACACGGTTATGGCCTCAAGTTTAGCAGCTGGTTCGTTCGCAATGCTTATAAATGCAGTAGGTGGTGATGATGACGAGGACAGAACTAAAAAGATAATGGACGCTATGAACTCTTTGAGTGAGTACGAGAAGGCCAACTACCATATCATGTTCACTGGTGAGAAAAATAAGGATGGTGAGTACGAGTACTATAGAGTTAAAAAACTTCCAGTACTATCTGTCATCAGTACAGTTGCAGAGCAGCTAATATATAAGGAGTTCTTTAATTCTAAGGGTATAGATTACGACATGGACTCTAAGGTTATGCTAGAGGCAGTCAACAAATCAAATCCTTTACCAGTCACTGTTCAGGAGGTAGCTGGTAAGAACCCTGTAGCGTCTGGTCTTGTTAGTTACTGGGCAAACAAGGACACGTTCACTGGAGATAAGATCTTCAGAGAGCCTGACAACAAAAAAATATTACCAGAGGCAGAGGGGATGTTTGATGACAGAGTTGATCAGATATACAAGGACCTGGCTCCTGGATTTGGATTGTCACCAGCTAGAACTAAGGTTATGGTAGAGAAGGTTATAACAAGTGCGAACACTAACCCTACAATTCCTTTGATATACTCTGCGTATGATGGACTGTTCAATAAGAGTGACGGACTAGGTTCTGAGGTTAAGGAGGCGATGTCAGGTGTTGGTGATGCCTTCGGAAAGAAGGTTGTAAGGTACACTGACAAGAAAATTATAAGGTATAAGGATCAAGACGAGAAAGAGTACCAGGAGAGCGTATTAGAGACTAAGGTATGGAATAGCGAGCAGAAGGTCTACAACGAGATAAAGAAGAAGTACGATGGAGGAGGTAATCTAACAAATAAGGAGCTTATTGATCTTGTAAAAGAAAACTTCGAGCCTATGGACTATAGGAAGTATGCTAAAAAATATAACGCATACATACACAATATGAACATAGACAAGTCTGTTCTAGACATTATATTCGAAGATGTTCCAGAGGTACAGGCTATGAAGTTAAATCAGAGGTACGGACCTAACTTAGAGGGTGAGGAGTTGAAGGAGTTGGGAAGAGCTATGAACTCAGCTGGTAAGAGGATAAATAACAAGTCTATCTATATATACAATAAAAAATATAAGAACAGAAAGAACGCCCAGTAACCCTGGGCGTCTTGCCTTTAAAGTGGTGTCTTGCTTGAGATCTCGTACTTCGCTGGGTCTATTATCAGCTTCAGAAGGATGAACAGTTGCTCTGCCTCCGAGTAGTCGATCCTGCCCTTCTCGTTGAACCTGACAACCAGTCCGTTACCGTCGTCTTCAATCTTCAGTGCCACCTCTCCTCTTACGTGTTGAGACCACTGTGAGGCGTAGCTCCTGCTTAGCGTGTGCACGTTGTCATTTACTACCTCGTAGTCGTAGTCGTAGTTATCATCTACAAATATCTGCTTTTTCATATAATTCGTATATTGAGTTTGTTGTTTTGAATTTAATATAGTCCTCTCTTTGTTCTATAATCTCTTTTATGTCTGTCGTCTGCCAGGTAAAGAACTGACTGAATGGAGACATCAGTAGGCTTCTTCCTACAGCTATGTCCTTGTGCTTTGCTTTGAACTTACCGTTCTCATCAAACTCTAGCCAACAAATATCCTTGGACTGTTTTTTCAGGCCGTCTTCTCGAACTAGTTTGTAGTTATACTGCTGCTCGCTAAATTCTTCATAGCTCCAGTTTTCCTTGACAGCACACTCTTGGCTACAAAATAAAGCGTCAGTTAATCCAGTGGGTATAATCTTACTACAATGGTTGCAAAGTGTTGCCCCATTACCGTTGTTTAATTTATGAATTGGTTTCATTTTCCAAAGTATTTAAAGTGGTTTAAACAAGCAAAGAATGTTTCTAGTTCGTCTGTATGAAGTTCAATTCTCTTACTCTCCCACCTTCCTTTACTGACTTCACTTTCGAAACTTATATCATAGCCCTCTCCATTTGCCCACTGAGTTAATTTACAGAAGGACTTTTTCATTCCATCAATCTCGTACTCAACAGTCTTTCCTTCACCAAATAGCTTTGGCATGTAGTACTCTTCCTCAATGGCTTCTTCATTTTGTTTTACAAGAAACCTACCGATCTTACTTAATAATTTTTTCATTCTATCAATTTATCAATGTTAATATTATGTTCCTCAAGTATCTCTCCAATTCCATTAGCCATGAACTGGATGCCGTCAAATATGTCAGCGGTGTTATAGGCTATGTTCTCGCACTGTCTCTCTACCTTCTTACGAAGTTGTAGTATATCAAACAATGCACAGGCCATATCAAATGACTTTATAGACCTGTAGAACTCCATCTGTTGTTCTGGTAGTTTAAACTCTAGCTTTGCTTTCATAACGTGGTGTACTTATTATTAATGATGTGCTGTGACTTTCCGTTAGGGTTATAATTTTCTAAATACATTATTCCATACTTATATATTTTTTTATTTATATCAGATTTCAATGTATTTCTATTTACGCTTATTTTTAAAGATGCATCTCTTATGTTTACATATTTCTCATGTGTTTTAATATTTATACAAATTTTGTTTTTACTTTTATCATATGAATTATTTATATTAAACATATCTTGATTGTACTTCCCTATTGGTTTATTTAAATCATCTATATATACATACGGAGTTTTATTTTTAGACGCTCCTCTTAACCTAGTTTTCATTGACGCATATATTAAACTATTTATTTTACAACAATCAACTAAAGAGATATATATCTCTCTTGTATCCATATTCATTACGCGTTTTGACATATGAGATTTTACTCCAGATCTATTTTTTAAAGATTCAAAAGAAGGATTAAAAACACCATCTCCACCATCAGTCATATTAACTAGACAACCATTACCTAAATCTTTTCTACCATACTCTTTTATTAAGAAAATTTCTAATTCAATTGCGTCTTCTTCAGAAAGATTTTTAGATACTATATCTACACTATATCCATACTTACTAACAGTATTTAGCCAATAATTATTTCTATATCTATTAGAAAATGCGCGTCTAAAATTATTTTCTTTACCCATTCCTATATAAAAAACATCATTTGTATCTAATTTATAGTGTCTATATACGTAGTATGGTGTCATAGCGTTGTATATTTATTATTTATTATATGGATATGTTGATGTTTTCCATTAGGAAATATAACTATATTACTGTGTAGCCACGAACTGAGCCCACGATTATACCCAACCCTTAGGTGTGTTAATGTACCTACAGATGAGTGACCATCAAGCCTAATTGGTGAATGAGTGTGACCAGTTATGTTTTTAGTATTCATATCTTTAAACTGTATAGCCGATCCTCTGCTACCGTTAGTTCCTATGTGTCCGTGTACACCGCACTCTATGTTAGCAACCCTGAAACTTTCATCTATACCTAGGCAGTTCACGTTTGTAACTTGGTACTTGTTCAGTATTGCAGGTATGATACCCTTACCAATTGTATCATTCTTAAGTACATGCGCCAGCTCCAGGTAGGTACTCTTGTTGGTACTCTTTCTCCAGTCCACGTCGTTAAGCCACCTATCAAGGAACTCGTCGTGGTTACTCCTGACCATCACAAAGTTAAAGTCTGAGTACCTGTCAAAGAACGCGGCCATGTTGTTTAGCTCCAGCATAAGGTCACCAGAACCGTCCTCCTCCCTGGCCATCACCTGGAATGGTTGGTTACGCTCGTGGTGTGATATGGAGTGCCCGTTGAACACGTCGTGTAGTACTATATCCTCACAGTTCAGGTTCTCAGCCATCCTGAATGAGACATCAAGAACGTCGTCGTTAGTCTCACCAAGGTGTAGGTCACCAAACACCATAACAGTCTTGCTTGTCTCACGTATGGATCCAGCTATTACATTGTAGTGCAGGTCATAGAACGACCCGTCTTCGTCAGCAGTGACCTGTCTGATATGGAAGTCGTCATCGTCCAGCTCTATGATAACAAATCCTAGCGTGTGGTGGAACTCACCCTTCTTGCCAGACTTGGTGTCAGTGTAGTTCTGTAGCGATATGGCTCCTGTAGTCACCAACAGCTTGTGAGGGTAACCGTCAAGTATTGGCAGTGACTTAAGGTGTACCCTAGGGTGCCCAACGACGCAACTTTCAAGCCCTGTGAGGCCGTTAATCCCAGAAAGAGGAGTAGATGCTGTCGGTTGAATTTTAAGGTCTGAGAGGATGCACAAGTGCTTGTGTACCTTGTGCCTGTTTGCGTCCAGGTACTTCTCTACCCTTGGCGACCACGAGTTCCTCTCCTCCTTCTCCTTGACCCTCTTGCTTGAGTTAAGTGATGTAGGGTTCTTGTACCTTCCAGCTATTATGGATATCTCTGCGTCTATCTCTTTGGCGTACGCCTCTATGTTTGTAAGGAACTGCTCGTGTATCTCTGTGTCAGACTGACACCATGACACTATAAACCTCTGCTTGGTCTTGTCGAGCTCCCTCTTCTGGGCCTCTAGGAACATGTCCGACTCTGGCAGTTCTTTATTATCGGTTACTCCTGTCCTCTCTAGGTGCTTAGACATTGTCCTACGAACCTGATCCTCGTAAGGGATGCCGAACTCAATGCACGCCATCTTTGTGGCGTGTGTAATGTTATGACCTAGAGACAAGGCTGTCTCTATATACTGCTTAAACTCTTCTGAATACTTTCCCATTATATCTTTGTGTAAAATGTTACTAAAACTTTTCTTATTCCCTCTGTTATCTCCTCTGGATACTTTGAGTGGAAGTAGTCTGCATCATACGTCAGCATCCTATTCGGCCTTGACGATATGTAGTCCTTCTTTAACCAACTGGATCTGTTATCGGCATCCTCAAGTAGTATCTTATCAAAGTCTGAGTTCGTGCAGTCCTTTGGTA